GAAAGGCCGAAGACCGAGTTATCCTACAAGGTCCCGTCAAGAAGATTAACAAGAAATTCTTTTAAAGAATCCGACGATGAACTTTTAGGGCAAGGTCTTGATACAACTATTGACTGGAAAAATACTGGTGACAACAGTTATGATGGGGAAAAACTAATACTATTAGTACATGACGAATCCGGTAAATGGGAAAGACCCGATAATATACTGAACAACTGGCGGGTAACTAAAACCTGCTTAAGGCTAGGAGCGAGAGTAGTTGGAAAATGCTTAATGGGATCAACTTCAAATTCTTTAGATAAGGGGGGTGATAATTTTAAAAAATTATATTATGACTCAGATGTTACAGAAAGAAATAAAAATGGCCAGACTGCAAGTGGACTATACTCTTTGTTCATACCTATGGAATGGGGCTACGAAGGATTCATTGATGTGTATGGATACCCTGTGTTCGATACACCACAAAATCCGGTTAAAGGAATTGAAGGAAGCCTCATTACCACGGGAGTCATTGAGCATTGGGAAAATGAAGTTGAAGGTCTTAAAAACGACGCTGACGCATTAAATGAATATTATAGACAATTTCCAAGATCTGAAAAACACGCTTTTAGAGATGAAACTTTAAACTCATTATTTAATCTTACTAAAATATACGAACAAATAGATTATAATGAAGAAATGGCAATGAAAGGCTATGTCGTTAAAGGTAGTTTTTCTTGGAAAAATGGAATTAAAGATACTGAAGTTATTTGGACACCAAATAGAAACGGAAGATTTTTGTTAAGTTGGGTTCCAAAAGAACATATAAGAAATAATGTAGTTGAAAAAAAGGGAATAAAATATCCGGGAAATGAAGGCTTCGGATATTTTGGATGTGACTCATACGATATATCAGGTACAGTTGGTGGTCGTGGTTCAAATGGAGCGTTGCATGGGCTTACTACATTTTCAATGAACTCCGATTTCCCCTCAAGTAAATTTTTTTTAGAATACATTGCAAGGCCCCAAACAGCTGAAATATTTTTTGAAGATGTTTTAATGGCTTGCGTTTTTTATGGTATGTCCATACTAGCTGAAAATAATAAGCCAAGATTATTATATCATTTTAAAAGGAGAGGTTATAGAGGATACTCTATGAACCGCCCGGATAAACTTATAGGCAATTTATCAAAAACAGAATTTGAGCTAGGGGGTATACCTAATACTTCTGAGGATATAAGACAAGCCCACGCGGCTGCAATAGAATCTTATATAGAAGAAAACGTCGGTATTTTAGGTGAAAATTACGGAAATATGTATTTTCAAAGAACATTAGAAGATTGGGCTAAGTTTGATATATCAAAACGTACAGCTCATGATGCATCTATAAGCAGCGGTTTAGCCATAATGGCTTGTAGAAAACATTTATACAGACCAAGACAAGAAAGAACAACGAAAAAACTTAATTTTTCGTTTTCAAAATATAAAAATGAAGGCAATAAAAGCATGCTAATTAAATAAATATGGCATATACTGAAACAAATATTGAATTCCCTAGTCAAGCAGTGCTAGACATAGAGAAGCAGTCAATAGATTACGGAACAAAAGTAGCAAAGGCTATTGAGCAAGATTGGTTTAATAAAGACGGAGCATCCGGAAGATTTAATCAATCTAGAGATGAGTATCATAGGCTTAGGTTATATGCTAGAGGTGAGCAGTCTATTAATAAGTATAAAGATGAGTTTGCTATAAATGGAGACCTATCTTATTTAAATTTAGATTGGAAACCGGTACCAATAGTTCCTAAATTTGTTGACATAGTTGTTAATGGCATGCAAGATAGATTATTTTCTATAAAAGCATTTGCGCAAGATCCAATATCAACGGGAAGAAGAACTGAATTTGTTAACTCTATACAAAGAGATATAAATGCAAAGTCATTAATAGACAATATAAAAAATACATTAAATGTAGATGTTAGAAATGTTCCTGATGATGACGCTCCTCAAAATACAGAAGAGCTTGAATTGTATATGCAATTACAATATAAACAAAGTATTGAAATAGCACAAGAACAAGCAATACAAAATGTATTTTTAAGCAATAAATATGATCAAATAAAAAAACGTGTAGATTATGATATTGCTGTAATAGGTATAGGCGCTGTAAAACATTCTTTTAATAATACAGACGGAATAAAATTAGATTATGTAGACCCTGCTAATTTAGTATGGTCGTACACAGAAGATCCCAATTTCCAAGATTGTTATTATTTTGGTGAAGTTAAAAGAGTAAAAATAAATGAGCTTAAAAAGCAATTTCCAAATTTAGACGTTGAGCAATTAGAAGATTTAAGACAAAAAGGAAATTCTTATAGTTCATATTCAAACTCTATAGGTGATAGAGGGCAAGAAAAAGATAGCAACACGGTAAGTTTATTATATTTCAATTGGAAAACATTTGAAAACGACGTTTACAAAATAAAAGAAACCACCTCTGGCGGGGCGAGAGCTATACAAAAATCAGATACTTTTAATCCACCTAAAGATAAAAGAACAAGATTTCAAAGAGTGGCTCAAGCAAGAGAGGTCATTTATGAAGGAGTATATGCACTAGGTAATAATAATTTACTAAAATGGGAAAAGGCCGCTAATATGATTCGTCCTTTTTCTAATACCAACAAGGTATTAATGAATTATATTGTTTCCGCACCTAGAATATATAAAGGCAAAATAGATTCTTTAGTTTCAAAGATGACACCATATGCTGATCTAATTCAGCTAACGCATTTAAAAATGCAACAGGCTATTCAAAAGATGGTTCCTTCTGGTGTTTATTTAGACGCAGACGGGCTTTCAGAAATTGATTTAGGCAATGGCACAAGTTACAATCCGCAGGAAGCTTTGAATATGTATTTTCAGACTGGTTCTATTATAGGTAGATCTTTAAATACAGAAGGCGATATTAATCCTGGTAAAGTTCCAATTCAAGAACTCCCAGGGGGAGGCGGGAATCAAGTGCAAGTTCTTATAGGCGCATATAACCAGTATTTACAAATGATACGTGATATAACTGGTTTAAATGAGGCAAGGGATGGTTCTGACCCAGATCCTAAAGCACTAGTTGGAGTACAAAAACTAGCTGCTGCAAATAGCAATGTAGCAACTAGGCATATACTAGACAGTAGTATGTTTATTACTGGAACTATAGCTGAAGCAATATCTTTAAGATTTAAAGATGTATTAGAATTTCACCCAACAAAAGAATCGTTTATTAGTGCTTTAGGCCAATTTACGGTGGGTGCTTTACAAGAGCTTAATAGCCTGCATATTCATGACTTTGGTATATTTTTAGAAATAGAGCCAGACGAACAAGAAAAACAATTATTAGAAGCTAACATACAGGTGGCTCTATCACAACAAGGAATAAACTTAGAAGATGCTATTGACATTAGAGATATAAAAAATGTTAAACTGGCAAATCAGCTTTTAAAAATTAGAAGGCAAAGAAAAGCAGCAATGGACCAAGAGCAGGCAAAAGCAGCTTCTGTTGCACAAGCGGAAGCGCAAGGTCAAGCGCAAATACAAATAGAAGAAGCAAAAGCTCAATCTGCTCAAATGAAAGCAGCATCTACAGTACAAATATCTACTGCTGAAAATGAATTAGGTATTAAAAAATTAGAAATAGAGGCTAAAACAAAAAAAGAGCTTATGTATTACGAATATGAGCTTAATGTTAAATTAAAAGAATTAGAATTAAAAGCACAAAAAGAATTAGCCGGGAGGCAGGCGGAGGTCCAGGAAAGAATAGCAGACAAAAAAATTAGCTCTACGTCAATAGCTGGCCCCCCAAAAACAGAAAAGCCTAAAAAATCATTTGAGTCAAAAGGCAATGATGTTTTAGGTGGGTTTGATCTATCAAGGTTTGAACCTAAGTAAAATAAATTATTATATTATATTATATCATGGAAGAACAAGTTGAAGTAAAACCTGTTGAAACAAACGAAAGTGTTTCAGCACAAGAAAAAGAAGCCAACGTATTGCAAGACGCAATAGAAAAAGGCGAAGTCGATTCTAATTATGGATTTCAAGAGGACGGTGTATATCGTGTAAATGTAGACACCCCTCCTGCTAAAAAAGAAGAAGATGCCGTTCAAGAGCAAAGCACAGATGAGATACCTGTACGCGGTGGATCCGAAGCTAGCGAAGAGGTTCAAGAAAAAAACGAAGAAGAGTCTAAAGAACCTGCCGGAGAAAATAAACAAGAAGAAGAAAATAAAAGTAAAGAAAAAGAGCAAGGGCAAGAAGTAGATTCTCCTTTAGAATTAATTAAAGATACCGAAGAAAAACAAGTTGAGCAAACTAAACAAAAAGAAAAAATTGTTGAGGAAGTTCAAAAGGCGGTAGAAGAAAAAAATATTTACCCTGAAGATATTGAAAAGTTAGTAAGCTTTATGCAAGAAACGGGTGGTTCTTTAGAAGACTATGTTAGTTTAAATAAAGACTATTCTAAACTAGATAATGCTACACTAATATATGAATATTTAAGGCAAACTAAACCTCATTTAAATAATGAGGATATAAATTTTTTGATGCAAAAAGATTTTGCTTATGATGAAGAAACAGCTGATCAAGCTGAAGTTAAAGCAAAACAATTAGCATTCAAAGAAAAGATTTATGAAGCTCAAAAGCATTTTACAGATTCAAAAGAAAAATACTATGCAGATCTTAAGTTAAGAAAGCAAGATGGTATTCCTGAAGAGTATAAAGATGCCGTAGAGCTTTATAATAATAATCAAGAAGTTTTAAAAGAAGCAGAAAAAATTAGAGAGGATTTTACTTTAAAAACAAATAAAGTTTTTAACGATGAATTCAAAGGTTTTGATTTTAAGGTTGGTGAAAACAAATATAGATTTAAGATTGAAAATCCTCTAAAAGTTAAAGAATCACAAAGTGATTTTAAAAACTTTGCTAGTTTATTCATGGACAAAGAAAAAACTGTTATTGAAAAGCCAGTGGAATACCATAAGGCTTTATATGTTGGCGCTAATGCTGATAAAATAGCAAATCATTTTTATGAGCAAGGCCGTGCCGATGCGATAAAAGATGCTGCTAAGAAAGCAAAAAACATAGATATGCAACCTCGTGTTGACAATTCTAGTATAAGCACGCCAGCAGGTCAAAAAATAAAAGTTGTTTCCGGTAACTCTTCTGATAAGCTTCGTATAAAATGGACTAAATAACTTAATTTTAAAAATTTTTACAAATGGCTTTTACAAGTGGAATACCAGCTGCTTTGCAACCAACCCAAAGCAAAGCATTATATGCTGGTAACTATATTGATTTTACAGACAGCTCATTTAATATGTGGGCTCAACAATTTTTACCTGATGTATACGAACAAGAAGTTGAAAGATATGGAAACAGATCTATAGGCTCTTTTCTTCGTATGGTATCAGCGGAGATGCCATCTACTTCAGACCAAATTATTTGGACTGAGCAAGGTAGATTGCACACACGATATGCTAATGCTATTTATCTAAGTAATGCGGGCACAATGCCAACTTCAGGAACTACTCCTGGAACTGCAAGTGCTGCTACAACAGGAGGTCTTGTATTGAACTTTAATGTTCCTACAGCTCAGCCTACAAGCTTAGGTGTTACTACACAAGGAACTACTGCTGTTAATTTCCGAAAAGGACAAACAGTTATGATTCAAGCTCAATCTTCTGCTACATCTGCAGTAGGAGGTACTGGTGCCGTAATCAAAGGTGTTGTAACTAATGTTTCTGGTAACTATTTCCAAGTTAAATCTTTAACTGGAATTCCTGCTATTACAAATGCTCAAAGATTTACAGCTCTTGCTTACGGATCTGAATTTGCAAAAGGTACTGGCAACTTTACTGAGAAACTAGATCCTAGCTATGCTACATTTACTAACTCTCCAATTATTCTTAAAGAGCACTATTCAATCAATGGATCTGACACTGCTCAAATAGGATGGATTGAAGTTACTTCTGAAAATGGAGCATCTGGTTATTTATGGTATTTAAAGTCTGAGCACGAAAACAGACTACGTTGGGAAGATTATCTAGAAATGTCTATGGTTGAAGGTGTTAAGCAATTAAACACTGGAGCTACTTTAGATTTTTACGATTCAGGTATCACTGCTACTGCTAGAGGTACTGAAGGTTTCTTTGAAGCTATTGAGGCAAGAGGTAATGTATATTCTGACTTTGGAGCGCAAGCTTCTGGTGGTGCTTTAACAGATTTTGATGCTGTACTTAAGCAATTAGACAAGCAAGGTGCTATTGAAGAAAATATGCTTTTCTTAGGTAGAGATCTTTCTTTAGAAATTGATGATATTCTTGCACAACAAAACGGTGGATACTCTGGAGGTACTTCTTTTGGTGTATTTAACAACAGCGAGGATATGGCTCTTAATCTAGGATTTACTGGATACAGAAGAGGTTCTTATGATTTTTACAAAACTGACTGGAAATACTTAAATGATTTTTCAACAAGAGGTGGTTTTAAAGATATTGAGGGTGTACTAGTTCCTGCTGGTACTTCAACAGTATACGATCAAGTTCTTGGAAAAAATATCAAAAGACCTTTCCTACACGTAAGATATAGAGCTTCTGAAACTGAAAACAGAAAAATGAAATCTTGGGTTACTGGATCTGTAGGTGGCGCTTCTTCA